GCTTGTGAGAGCGCCAGACGAGCGCAAAACACCCAACCAGTTACAGTAGAACCCATGCCAATAGTGTCTAGGTGGTAAGATGGCAAGAACAAAAGAAGAACGTTTGAACGCTATACATCAAGAAGCGTTGAGAGAATTTGACGCCATCCAAACAGCCCAAAAAGACGAGCGGGAACAATGCCTACAGGATAGGCGGTTTTATTCTATTTCCGGCGCTCAGTGGGAGGGCGCTATTGGTGAACAGTTTGAAAATAAGCCAAAGTTTGAAGTTAACAAAGTTCACTTGGCTGTAATTCGCATTATCAACGAATATCGAAACAATAAAATAACTGTAGATTTTAAGGCTAAAGGCGACAAAGGCGACAAATTAGCCAGTGTACTAGATGGTCTTTATAGAGCCAACCAGCAAGACTCGTGCGCCGACGAAGCCTACGACAACGCTTTTGAGGAAGCGGTCGGCGGTGGTATCGGGGCCTGGCGCTTGCGTGCTGACTATGAAGATGAAGAGGACGACGAAAACGACTTCCAAGAGATCCGATTCGAGCCAATCTATGATGCTGATTCATGCGTTTTTTTCGATTTAAACGCTAAAAGACAAGACAAGTCAGACGCTAAAAGCTGTTATGTGATCAGCTCAATGACCCCTGAACAATACACGGAAGAATGGGGCGACGATCCGTCATCATGGGAAAAAGGCATTGATGATACGCAGTATGATTGGTCGGCCCCAGATTTGGTTTATATAGCTGAGTATTACAAAGTTGAATACCAGAAAGAGTCTGTATTCACTTATGAATTATTAGACGGTTCTGAAAAAAGATACAAGCAATCTGACTTCGACCAAGACGAAGAACTTGAAAGGATGCTTGAGGCGACAGGCGCAACCCTAATCAACGAAAAAAAGGTTAAGCGTAAGCGCGTACACAAGTACATTTTATCTGGCGGTAAAGTCCTGGAAGATTGCGGAGTAATAGCTGGAAAGAATATTCCCATTGTGCCTGTATATGGTAAGCGTTGGGTGGTTGATAACACAGAGCGGTGCATGGGTCATGTACGACTATCGAAAGACGCGCAACGCCTCAAGAACATGCAGCTTTCAAAGCTTGGCGAATTAAGCGCCTATTCAACAGTTGAAAAACCGATACTCACACCAGAGCAAATTGCTGGTCATTCTGCAATGTGGGCGCAGGATAACATTAAGGATTATCCATTCTTACTTATTAACCCAATCACTGATGCATCAGGCAATAAGCAAGTGGCAGGCCCAGCAGGTTACACCAAGCCGCCGCAAATACCCGCAGCATTAGCCGCTTTACTTCAGATCACTGAGCAAGATATTAAAGACCTTTTGGGTAATCAAGAAGCTGGCGAGAAGATGATTAGCAATATCTCAGGTGATGCGATAGAGCTAATACAAAGCCGCTTAGATATGCAAACCTATATTTATGTGTCTAATTTCGCTAAAGCGATCAAACGCAGTGGCGAAATCTGGCTGTCGATGGCTAAGGAACTTTATGTAGAGTACGGGCGCAACGTTAAGATATTGAATAACGATGACGAACAGTCATACGTTGAGCTTGGCAAAAAGACTATGACCGAATCAGGCGAAATTGAATATCTAAACGATATATCAAAAGCCAATCACGATATTTCGGTGGGTGTTGGTCCAACGTCGCAATCTAAGAAAGACGCAATAGTTAGATCTTTAACTAACATGATGCAAGTTACATCAGATCAAGAGACTGTAAATATACTTTCAAGCCTGGCTATGATGAATATGGATGGCGAAGGTGTGAGCAACGTTAAAAAGTATTTTAGGAAAAAGCTAGTACTATCTGGTGTGTTAGAGCCAACCGAAGAAGAAGCGCAACAAATGGCAGCGGCGGCACAAGATCAACAGCCCGATGCAAATACGCTATACTTACAGGCAGCGGCCCAAAATGAGGCGGCGAAGGCACAGAAAGCGCAGGCCGATACAGTATTGACAATGGCTAAGGCTGAAGAGTCGCAAGCAAAGACAGCAGAGACGCTTGCAGGTATCGAACGCGACGACCAGGAGCAATTAATTGAAATGGTCGAGAAGATGAATAAGGCAGTACGCGGCGCCTAGTGTCAGCAGGTTTTAAAGGTTTTTTGCTGACATCGTTACTAGCTAGACGATAAAGGCAAGCAAAGCGGCAACCGTTCAACCGCTTATAAATTTGGACGAGTATTTTTAGTAGGGGTCTATATGACTTTAGAAACGGCAGAAGAAATTGAGGTAGAAGCAACAGAAATCGAAAACGAAGATCAAGAAACTGAGATTGAAGAAATCGAAGAGAAGTCCGAAGTTGAGAGCAAAGCCGATGAGGACCAAAGCGATGAGGAAGATCAAGGGGACGAAGAGATCGACGAGGACGAGGTTGTTATCTCGATTGAAGGTCAGGAGTCGCCACCTGACGACGATAGCAAAGAAGCGCCGCAGTGGGTAAAAGAGGTAAGACAAAACAATCGCAGGTTAGCTAAGGAAAATAGAGAGCTAAAGCAAAGACTAGAGCAACAAGCCAGTACTGAGACTAAGCCGGTACAACTTGGGCCAAAGCCAACGCTCGAATCCGTTGACTATGATGAAGAAGTTTTTGAAACTCGATTAACTCAGTGGCATGAAACCAAGAGGCAGGTAGAACAGCAGCAAGCCGAGGCAGAGCGAAAAGTCGAGGAAGGCCGCAAAGAGTGGCAACAGACTTTGGAGAATTACGGCACTAAGCGACAAGCTTTAAAGGTGCGTGATTTTGAGGAAGCCGAGGAAGTGGTTCAAGGCGCGTTGAGTCCTACTCAAATCGCCATGATCCTACAAGGCGCTGAAGATCCAGCTAAGGTTACATACGCTATTGGGCGAGCACCAGCGAAAGCTAAGGAACTCGCAGAAATTAAAGATCCCGTAAAATTTGCTTTTGCGGTTGCGAAACTGGAGACAAAATTGAAAGTGACGAGTCGCAAAGCGGCAACCAAGCCAGAAAAAAAGGTATCAGGTAATGCCAAAGTATCAGGCTCGGTTGACTCAAATTTAGAGCGGTTGAGAGCTGAAGCCGAAAAGTCGGGCGATTACTCAAAAGTGATGGCCTACAAGCGGCAGCAGCGCAACAAGAAATAATTTATTAATTGGAGTAAAAGAAAATGGCTAACACCTTTTCAAAAGAGGAAAGAGTCGCGTTTGAGGACGTCTTAGAGGGCTTTCAAGACGCGCTTGTACTATCACGCAATGTTTCTACCTATAGTGTAGCTGGCGAGAAGCTAGAGCGCGCAGGTGATACTATATGGCGCCCACAACCTTACATTGCCGAGTCAGTTAACGGCCCAGCAGGTACAGACATTAGTGCATCTTTTAAAGATGTTAAGCAATTGGCAGTACCGGCTACAATCGGCTTCAATAAAACTGTTCCTATTTCGTTAACTGCTAACGAACTACGCGATCAGCTACAGGAAGGTCGTTTGGGTGATGCAGCTAAGCAAAAACTAGCATCTGACATCAACGTTGCAATTATGAACACCGCTTCTAATGAAGGGACCATTGTTGTTAAGCGTACCGCTGCGGCTTCTGGTTTCGACGATGTTGCAGAGTGTGAGGCAGCGTTCAACGAGATCGGTGTACCAAGCTACGATCGTTATTTAGCGCTATCAACTCGCGATTATAACGGCATGGCTTCTAACCTAGCCGGTCGTGGCACTTTAGCCGGTAAAGCTTTGACAGCCTACGAGCGTGCGGCTATTGGTGAGATCGCAAGCTTTGACGCTTACAAGCTAGACTACGCTAATCGCTTAACTGCGGCGGCTGGTACTTCTGTAACTGTTAACGGCGCAAATCAATACCATGAGCCTCTATCTTCTGAAAGCACAACCGCTGGCGAGGTTAACGTTGACAACCGTACTCAAAACCTAACTATCGCAGTGGGCGGCGGTACTGTTAAAGTTGGCGACTGCTTCACTATTGCTGGCGTAAACGCAGTCCATCAAATCACTAAGCAAGATACTGGACAGTTAAAAACTTTCCGTATTACTGCGATCGTATCTGGTGGCGGTGGTTCTGGTGTTGTGAAAATCAGCCCTGCGATCATCTCTGACGGTGGATCAACCGACGCTGGCGCACAGTACAAAAACGTTACAGCTACCCCAGCAAATGGCGCGGCTATTACGTTCCTTAACACTGTTGACGCTAACGTTAACCCATTTTGGCAAAAAGATTCTCTTGAAATTTTGCCAGCTCGCTATGTGCATGATGAAAATGCCGGTGTTGCAATCATGCGTGCTACCACTGACCAAGGCTTTGAGGTTTGTATGTCTAAGCAATACGACATCGACACCAACAGCTATAAAATCCGATTCGATACTCGATTCGGTGTGGTCAATAAGCAGCCTGAGATGTCAGGTATCATGCTTTTTAGTCAAACTTAATAGCGTGGTGATCGGGCGGTTTAGGCCGCCCTTTCTTTTATTCACTTTTAGATTAAGGGTAAATTATGTCGGTAATGTTATATAAAAGCGGTGGTCAGCATGAGATACACGGCGGCAAATTCGACTATACTATTGTAGAAGAGTCTGAAGTTGATCAGGCTATCAAAGAAGGCTGGTATTTAACTACTGACGAAGCTAAAAAGGCCGATAAACCTAAGCCAGCTAAAAAGCCAACTAAGAAGAAAGTAGAAGAGCCGAAAGCTGAAAAGCCAAGCGAGTAATTTTAAATGAGCTATACAAAGCGACAGCTAATCACAGAAGCCTTTGCAGAAATAGGGCTGGCTGATTATGTGTTTGATTTGCAGCCTGAGCAATTACAAAGGGCTTTGCGTCGATTAGACACTATGATCAAACAATGGGAAGCCAAAAACATTTTGGTTGGATACCCGATACCAGGATCGCCCGAAGATTCGCTGCTTGATGAGGAAACCAACCTCCTACAATCAGCGGAAGAGGCAGTGATCACAAATCTAGCTGTACGCTTAGCCCCTGCGTTTGGTAAACAGGCAATGCCTGAAACGAAAGTTATTGCCAAAAACGCATACGACGCGCTATTGAATGACACAGTGACAGTTATCGAACGTCAGTTACCAGCCAATATGCCCATGGGCCAAGGTAACAAACCGTATAGAAGCACGACGGGCGAATTTACACCAACACCAGACGATCCAGCTTATTTAAGCACGGACACTGATTTATTTTTTAACGAATAAGGTTTGACCTATGAGCAATAGATTTAATGAGGCAACGAGCGTTAAAGCCGGTGATAATCTGGTGATGTACGCTGGCGACGCTAACAGATTTAGAGAGCTTGCGGTATCTGTTTTGCAACAGTATATGCAAGACAATCTGACGTTTTCGGATCCTGGTATTCAAGAATATACACAGCAAATTGAAGCGCCGGTGACTAACGCCTTTAATATTCTGATAACCAATAACTCAGATAACGCATGGTTAATATTAAAGCCCATAGTTTCATTTTCTAGCGGTACAATAACATTGCCAGCGGTTGCTAACGTTGTAGACAATCAACAGGTTTTAGTAAACAACAATCAATATGTTTTATCTTCGCTTACTGTTGCAGGCAATGGCGCAAACGTCATTGGGGAACCATCAGCCTTATCTGCGTATCAGAGTTTTACATTAAAATATTCCTCAGCAGATAACACTTGGTACAACGTAAGCAATTAAGGAGCTTAAACAATGTCAGTAAATGCACCATTTAATCCAAAGTACGGTTCGGGCCAAGAAGTAACAACAGCGGGGGCTTCAGCTCGAATAGAGATAGGCGAAGGTTCAAAAAGCATTGTTATCACCAATACCGGCGCTAACGATTGCTACATTAGGACAGGTGATTCGTCTGTTGATGCGGTATCTGTAACCGACTATAGAGTTTTGGCTGGTTCGCAAGTAGCGCTGAGTAAAGACCAAGATCACACGCATCTAGCGTATATACAAAGCGGATCCTCCACGACTTTACACGTTATGGCTGGCGAGGGCTATTAGATGATTAGGTTTATATCAAATAAAATAGCTAAGATCATAGGTGGCACTATTGATAATACCGTGATCGGTGGCACGACTCCTGCACCTGGTAGTTTTACCAATATTACAAGCACTCAAGACACTGTTTTAGGCGGTTCTAGCACCGATGGTCGAAGGCTTCGTGTTACAAAAGACAGCGCCGACGTAGATGTAAAATTTGATTGTACCACTAGCGGCAAATCAACATTAATGCTAAGCGGATATAATACTAACACCAACTTAGCAACAACGTCAGGCGGCGCGAATATATCCTTATACAACCTCAGTGCAACAGACAACAATTTTAGCGCCATACGGAGCTTAGACTCAGGTGCCTCGACGTTAAACATGATTGCTTTTATTAATACTAGCCATGCAAGCAATCAAGGTACAATGGCCTTTTTTACTCGAAATGGTGGGAGTGTAACCGAGGTAGGGCGTTTTGATTCAACTGGCCATTTACTTGTAGGAACCACAGACAATACACCGTACAACAACAGCACAAGCGCTGGCACTGGCACATCTATTGGCCCTAACGGTCAAATTTGGAACCATGCTCATAATGGCGATTTAGGAACATGGAACCGCACTGGTTCCGATGGATCTGTATTCCTAATCAACCGCGATGGTTCAACTGTTGCAACTGTATCAGTTGCCAGTGGCACTGTTACATGGGGAACTTTTTGTGGTGGCCATAACTCTCAATTTGCTGATAAATCACAACCTGAAATAGAGCGCGGCACTGTAATATCATCAATAGACGAGTTGGTTGAATGGAAAACCGTTAGATGGACTCAGAAAGTCACAGAAACCCACGAAGATGAAAACGGCGATCTTATAGAAACGGTAACAGGCGTACCAAAACAGGCCGACTACTATGGTCCTGAAGTTGTCGGCGCTACATTTACTGACGACGACGGAAACGAAAAAACCGTACACGCTAAACAAGCCGACCAACTTCCTAAGTGTGAAATATCCACGGTTGAAGGCGACAAGATGGTATATGGTACGTTTAGCCATTACGACGAGAACGGCACGCCAATTATTCACAGCTTAGGCCAAACAGTTGTTAGAGTGACAGGCCCAATCGAGGCTGGAGATCTATTAATGTCTAAGGGCGACGGTACAGCTTGTAAATGGGTTGAGTCATACGGTTATAGTGCTGTATTAGGTAAATGTCGACAGGGAGCGCCACAAGCAGCAGCAACGGACGTTAATTTATTAGCATATACCTCAATGGCTGGCTAAATATGCAAATACCTATTTTAAATGGTATCTATACGGATCAAGATTCTAATGTAAGGGCGGCTTACCCTAGAAACATGGTACCAGTCGTCGGCGCTCAAGGTGTGTCTAATGGGCAGTTGAGGCCAGCTGAGGGTATTGTTCAGGCTGGCACTGGTCCTGGTGTAACCCGTGGCGGTAAGAACTGGAATGACATTCTATACAGGGTAATGGGAACAAAGTTAGTCGAGATCAATAGTAACGGTACATACACTATTGTTGGTGACGTTGGCGGATCGTCAATGGCTAGCCTTGATTATTCGTTCGATCATCTATGTGTTGTATCTAATAACAAGGCATATTTGTATAGTGGCTCTACGTTTGCTCAAATAACCGATCCCGATTTAGGTAATGTGATCGACGTTGTTTTTATCGACGGTTACTTTATGTTTACCGATGGTGAGTTTTTGATCGTCAACGACCTAAACAACCCGTTTTCAATTAGCCAGACTAAGTATGGATCATCTGAAATAGATCCCGATCCTATTGTTGCGTTGCTTGAACTTAGAAATGAGGTTTATGCATTAAATCGTTATTCAATCGAGGTATTTGACAATATCGGTGGAACTGGCTTCCCATTTCAGCGAATTGATGGCGCTCAAGTAACCAAGGGGTGTGTGGGCACTCATGCTTGCGCTGTGTATGAAGAGGCGATCGCTTTTGTCGGTGGCAGCCACGATGAACCAAGCTCTGTCTGGTTATCATCTGGTGGCCGATCTGTGAAGATAGCGACAAGGGAAATTGATTTGATTCTCAGAGAAACCAACGGCGGGGATCTTGCCAATATTGTCGTTGAATCTAGGTATGAAAAAGATCACGCTTTTTTATACATTCACTTACTTGATAAAACATTAGTTTATGACGCTAACGCCTCAAAAGCGGCTGGTGAACATGTGTGGCATATTTTAGCAAGTGGGAATCCTGTTTATGGTCGGTATTTAGCAAGAGATATGATCTGGTGCTACAACCAATGGAACGTGGCAGATCCAACCTCAACAAAGTTCGGATATTTAGACGACACTATCGCGACGCATTGGGGTCAGTCAACTTCATGGTCGTTTTCAACCAAGATCATGTATAACGAAAGTCGAAATGCTTTAATACATGAATTAGAGCTTGTTTCCTTGACTGGTCGAGCAGATATAGGCGACGATCCCCATATAAGTACTGAGTATTCAAAAGATGGCGTCATATGGAGCCAGCCAAAAACCATATCAGCAGGTAAGCAAGGCGAATACAACAAGCGCTTGATCTGGCTACAGCAAGGCGGCCTGAGAAACATGCGTATTCAGCGCTTTAGTGGTGATAGCGCTTCTATGCTAACGGTAATGAGGTTAGAAGCCAGGGTTGAGGGCATGGCATGGTAGACCGCCAACGGGTAAACCGCGACGACCTAACCGATATATCCAAAAAACAAAGGGTGATCAAAGCCCTTGAACATGCCCTAGATATAACCCGTCGGTTAGAATGGTCTGTCGATGATGATGCACTAATACTTGAGCACTTAAACGGCCTTAAACATTACATCGGCGAAGATATTTATTATTCGACCGTAAACCATACCGGCGCAGATATACCGGCAGGTACGTGCGTTGGCTTTGCCGGTGTCAATGGCGAGGAACGGGTCGAGATACAAAAGTATATTGCCGATGGCACATTCCACGAAGTTTATTTGATGGGTGTTACAGCCGAAGATATAGCCGACGACGCCGAAGGGAAAGTGACCGCCTTTGGTTATGCAAGGGACATCGACACGACCGGCACGCCCTATAGCGAAACATGGTTAGTTGGCGACATTCTTTACGCGCATCCAACGACACTAGGCGGCATGACGAGAGTTAAGCCTACCGCTCCCAATAGATCAATGGAGGTGGGGGTTGTATTAAAAGTCGATACTAGCGCCGGTATTTTGTTGGTTAGGCCAACTATTCACCAGCATATGCGTTACGGTGTTTTTAGTGATACTACAGACCAAACGGCAAGCGGTACAGCGACACCAACGGCAATTACGTTCGACACTACCGATCAAAGTGATGGTGTAAGCCTTGGAACTCCTTCGTCAAGGGTTGTTTGTAGCAAAGCTGGGTTATATAACTTTCAATTCTCTTTGCAGGTCACATCGGCAAGTTCAAGCGTTAAGTATATAGAAGTATGGCCGAGAATTAATGGTGTAAACGTTGCAAACTCAAACACTAAATGGTCGATAAATTCCAACACCGCTGTGATAGTACCAGCTTTGAACTATATACTCCCAATGGATGCTGGCGATTACTTTGAACTTATTTTCGCAGTAGATGACACGAACGTAAAACTAGACGCTTCAGCGGCAACGGGTTACAGCCCTGCTATACCCTCAGTGATTTTGACTGTAACGCAGGTTGTGGACTAAACTTAACACATA